AATTGATGATGAAGAAGATGAAGATTGTCATCTAAAAACTTGTGGATTAGAAGAAGAAGAAACAATTGTTAAAAAAAGAATTGTTAAATTTTATGATGAAGAAACTGAGTATGATTTTGAATTTGAAGAATAAATTTATAAGATATATAATTTTATTATAATCTTTATATTGTAAATAAAAATATTGTTTTTTATTTATTTTTTAAATTTTATTTTAAGAAGAAGAAAAACTATCAGTTTATTAAAAACTATCAGTTTATTATTAAAAATTGAAATACTTTTATATTTTATTTTTTTCATATACTACAAAATGATATACGGATATATTTATATTCGTCAGCATTCATCATATGAATATCATAATTTATGCAAACTTGGAAAAACTGTAAATATACCAGAGAGAGATAGTCAATACGCTACTGGTGAAATAAAAAGAGGAAAATTTACATTTGTTTATGAAGTAAATCTTAAACAATTATCAATTATTGAAAGATTATTACAAGATGAATTAAAAGAATATAATGTGAGATATGATGGAGGAACTGAATTTTATGATAAAAAAATTATTGGAGAAATTATAAATATTTTTGAAAAATATACAATAAATTATAAACAATTATCTGAAAATGAGATTTCAAATTTAATAAGAACACATCGTGTTAAAAAAATATTAAATAAAATTAATATTCGTAATTTAATAAATGTTCTTAAAATTATAAGAAAAAATGATATTAACATGTACAAATGGAAACCAAGAGAATATCAACAAGAAATTATAAATTATTGTAGTAATAAATTATTAGAAAATAATAAAATATATATTGAACTTCCAACTGGTGGAGGAAAAAGTTTCATTGTTTATAATTTATTAAGAATTTTACAAAGTGAATTTATCATAATTTTATCTCCAAGAAAAATTATAAATTATCAAAATATATCATTTAAATACTTACAATTATTAAATAAAACATTTAAGGTTCTTAATTATTCAATTAATAATAATATTGAAGAGTTTATAAGTTCATATGGAAATAAAATTTTAATTTGTTGTACACAATCTATTAAAAAAATTTATAATTTTATAAAAAATATTCCAAATATAGCAATTTGGTTTGATGAAGCACATTGGGGTGTTGAAGAATGGATTAATAAATTGACAAATAATTTAGAATTTAATTATTTACTCACAAATATATCAAATATTAAATATAAAATATTTACATCTGCTTCGCCTGATAAAAAAATAGTAAGTGAAAATATTAATATATTTGGTGAATTATATTCTCCAATTAAAGTTAATGAATTAATTAAATTAAATTGGTTAACTTCAATAAAACCATATATTTATAGTGAAAATAAAGAAAATATTAATAAAGTAAATTATATATTATTCGAATTTACAGATAAAAATAGAAATTTTGGATTTAGTTTTCACAATTATCAACGTAATGCATTCAACTTATTTTATGACCATTATAATGAATATAAAAATTTAAGAACAAATATAAAACCATTTCTTCTAATTGGAAATGATTTTACTGACGAAAGATTAAATAATATTTCATTGGATTATTCTTATAGAGATGTATCAACTTTCGAACAAAATAATAATAGTATTGCTTACGTAGTTGCTAAATATAGCATTGGATATGATTTTAATAAAATAGATTTCATTAGTTTAACTGATCGTAAATTATCCATTAAAGATATTATACAAAGTATAGGTCGTGGAATACGACCTGATGAATTAGGAATAGATGGAAGAAATTTAAATAAAATATTGATGATATTATTACCCATATATATTGATTTTAATGAAGATTTAAAAACAGAATATTGGAGAGTTATTGATGTTTTAAAATATTTATTAAATGATGTTGAAATTCCATTAGATGAATTTGAATTTATACAAAAAATATCATATTCACCACCATCAGAAAATATCGGTAATTTAAAAAAATATGATGGAATAGAAGACATTAAAGCTGTTATTTTAGATTTACTTGAATATGATAGAATTAAAAATTTAAGAAAAGAAATGACATATGGAAGAGCAAAAAATATATTGTTTGAAAAAAATATAAAATCTAAACATGAATATTTTGAATTTTGTAAAGCTGATTTAAGATTTTATGAAAATCCTGATGAAATATATTCAGAACAATTTGAAAATTGGGTTAAATATTTAGGAATTCTAAATATTTATTATGATTTTCAAACTTGTAAAAATAAAATTAATGAATATTTAACTAAATATCCTGAAATAAAAAATAATCATCTTAATTTATCCAATATAGCAATCAAATTATGTGAAATTGATGAAAATTTTCCTTCTTATGAATTATGGTGTGATTACTATGATATTAATAATTTAAATGAATTAATAAATATAACCCATAAAAAGAAAAAACGAAATTTTTGTATTTTTTAAAAACATAAATATTAAGGAATTTTTACTTTTTTATTTTTTAATTTTAAAAAATTGAATAAAATTAATTTAAAGGATTTTTTACTTATACTATTATAAAATGCAAGAAACTAACCAAACAACTAAACGAACCAAAAATTATACCTGCGAATTTTGCCAAAAAGTTTTTACACAAAAGATTGATTATATAAGACATACAAAAAAGAAAAATGCTTGTGTATCATTGGAACAACTTCAAGAAATCGTACAAACAACACAAACTATAAATAATGAAAAAACAACTTTAATTAATATTTTCAAGGCATGTCTTAATATTTTGAGAGATAATGAAGGACTAACTGGAGAAAAAGCATTACGAACATTATCTCATTTACTAACATGGAAATTATTGGAACAACATTTTGGAGGAGAAATTAATATCGATGATTATGAATACAAATTTGAAGAATATTTTGAAGATGAAGTATTAGAACATAGTAAAAATAGATTATTATCATGTGTTCGATTTAGCAATTTAATAAATGAAGATGAAAATAATTTGCCTAATATGATGAAATATATTTGGGATATTATATTATCAGAACATCCATCAACAAATAAAGTTTTCTTAAAAGGAGATGGTTTTAAAATTGTAAGACAAACAAGTTATAAAAGATTATTAAATAAATTAAATGAATTGCCTTTAACAAATAATGATATTTTGGGAGATGCTTATGAAGAAGTAACAAAAGATATAATGAAAGGAAAAGTATTAGGTCAATTCTTTACTCCGCATTTAGTCAAATCTTTAATGATTAATTTAATTAATCCACAAATTTATGAAAATGGAACAATTGAGACTATATGCGATCCAACTATGGGAACAGGTGGGTTTTTAATTTCTTATTTAAAAAATATATTAAAAAAATCAGTTGAAAGAAATATTCAACTTGATTGGAATTTTATTAAAACACAAGGAATTTATGGTAAAGAAATAGAACCTGATACATATCAATTGGCTATGTCAAATATGTTAATTTCATCAGGTCATGTATTTGAACATTTAGAACGTGGAGACAGTATTCGTAATCCAATAATAAGAAAATTTGATAACATTCTAGCAAATCCACCATTTGGAATTAAAGGTTTAAAATATGATGAGTTTCGGTTGGATGAAAATGTAAGAAATTCTTACGTTCCAATTAAAACAGATAATGCTGTATCATTATTTATTCAAGCAATTATTTGTATGCTAAACATTAATGGTAAATGTGCTGTCGTATTGCCTGATGGACAAGATTTATTTTCAAAATCAAATAAAACATTAATTGCTATCAGAGAATATTTAATGAAAACATGTGATTTACAAGAAATTATATATTTACCATCAGGAATATTTACATATACATCAATTAAAACATGTATATTTTACTTTGTTAAAAAAGTAGAAGGAAATGAAGTGATGGAAATAAAATTTAAAAAAAATAAAAATACAAATGTTGAAACAAGAACAAGTTATAAATTTGTAGATAATTGTCAAACAACTAATGTTAAATTTTATGATTACAATCCTTATGAAAATGTTAAAAATTTATTAGTTGATGTTCCAATTGAAAGAATAAAAAATAATTCATATTCATTAAATTATGCTGAATATTTAGAAAGTGACACAACTGATGAAAATGATAAAAATGATGAAAATTATATGGATGATAAAAATAGAGAAGAATATGTTATTATAAAAACATTAGATCAAGTATTTAATATAACAAAAGGAAGTCTTCAAAGTTCTAAAAACATTGAAGGTGAATATACATTTATTACAGCATCAGATACAAATAAAACACATAATAGTTACACACATAATTGTGAATGTGTTATGTTGGTTGGTGGTGCTGAGGGTTCTTTAGCAAAAGCACAATATTTTAAAGGAAAATTTATAGCAAGCGATTTATTATATATTTTAATAAGCAAAAATCAATATGAAATAAATTATAAATATATTTGGTATTATTTAAATTTTAACAGAGAAAAATATTTGATGGATGATACAATTTGTTGTGGAACTCCAAAAAAAATGATAAGTAAAGATAGATGTTCTAATATAAAAATCACAATCCCATCACTTAAACGCCAACAAGAAATTGTAAAATATTTAGATTTTATATATGAAAAAGCAAATAAAACAAGTGAAGAAAAAATTAAAGAATTAAAACAATTAAATGAATATTGCTTGAATAATGAGATTAAATATGGAAGTAATATTGCTAAAACACTTGGGGAAGTTTGTAAATTTAATATTGGTGGAACACCTTTAAGAAATAAAAATGAATATTATGAGAATGGAAATAATTTATGGGTTTCAGTAAGAGAATTGAATGGAGGATACATTTATGACACAAAAGAAAAAATAACAGATTTAGGTGTTGAAAATAGTAGTGTAAAATTATTTGAAAGAAATACAATATTATTCTCATTTAAATTGAGTATTGGTAAAACAGCAATTGTAGGAAATCCGTTATATACAAATGAAGCAATTGCTGGAATACTAAGTAAAGATGAAAATTTATTAAATAATAAATATTTATATTACTATTTATCCATAAATGATTTTTCGAAAATGTCATCAGGACTTATTGGAAATGGTTCATTAAATAAAAAATCATTAGCTGAAATTAATATTTTAATCCCATCTCTTAAAAAACAAAGACAAATTATCGAATATTGCGACAGAAATTGCGAACTAATTAAACAACTTGAAAATGAAATTGAAAATAATAAACTTATGGCAAAACAATTTCTTAATAATGTTTTAAAAATAACAAATGATGATGAAAATGAAACAATTGATGAAGATGAAGATTGTCATCTGAAGACTTGTGGATTAGAAGAAGAAGAAAAAGAAGAAACAATTGTTAAAAAAAGAAGTATTAAAATTGATGATGAAGAAGATGAAGATTGTCATCTAAAAACTTGTGGATTAGAAGAAGAAGAAACAATTGTTAAAAAAAGAATTGTTAAATTTTATGATGAAGAAACTGAGTATGATTTTGAA